TTTTCTAAGTCTTTCTTCTTTTAATTCGCCTATATATTTTACAACAAGTGGAGAATACTTCGGGTTGGTTAGTTCTGATCCTTCACGCATAGCTCTGTCTTTGCTGTACCCAGCAGCAATAGCAGCCTCACGTTTAGTCATAGGTCCTTCGGGTCCACCGAATACTAAAAACTCAGCGAATCTTTGTTGCATTTCTGTTAATCTTTTTGGAACACCCATAGTTGACAATTTAAGGGAACTATCCTATAAAGTCAAGATATGAAAGATGACAGAGGCGAACTAGATTTAACAAAACAAATAGATGAATTGCATGCAACGATAACAGGTTTTCAACATTTGGTTAGTGTGCAAAAATTAGAAATATCACATCTAAAAAAAATACAGTCTGAAAACGAAAGTAATAAAAATCTCTTGCAAGGTTATAGAAAAGTGATAGTAGATTTAAGTAACAAGTTAAGACGTGAAGATTCATGAGAGTACAAGACTTGCAACTATTCTTAGGTAGTTTTACAAAAGGTTCCGACGCAGTAAAAAATGCAGTTATCTATGTAGAGGTAAAAGGAAAGTTACATGCTATCCGACGTATGGAAGTGCACGAAAACGCAGTTCCAATCATAGGACAGAAAGGTCAAAGTGCACACAGATTAGTTTTAAAAACTGAAAAACCCTCTAGTCTTATCTTGCCAGAAAAACTTCAAAAGGACTACTAAGTTCCCTTGAAACCAGAACAAAAATTATATGCAAAACTTAAAAAATTTATACCTAAAATATCGTGGATCAGACTTGAGAACCTTAGCTTATCCGGTACTCCTGATCTATTGGGCTATAATACTTCTGGGCACTTTTTCACTTTAGAATTAAAGGTATGCAAGGGGAATAAAATTAGATTCTCACCACACCAAATAGCGTTCCATGTACGCCACCCTAACAACTCATTTATCTTGGTAGAGAGCCTTGATCAAAGGTGCTTGAAACTTTTTGAAGGAGCCAGGATCCTGGAGCTTGACGCTTGTGGCTTTAAGCTTGAGCCTTTGTGCTTGGGGCTTGATGCTTGCTGCTTGAAGCTTGAGACTTTGTGAGCTTGTTGCTTGATGCTTCTTCTATATCGTTGTGTGGAACTGTTTCCTCTATCGCTTGCTGTTTGAGGCCGGTCCCAGGTGCACGCTCCACTTTCGCCGTCGCGTTAGCTCCGCTAATGACCTGGTCCCTATTACGTAACCTAGCTAGCTTACGTAAATTCTTATAATAGTTTGGGTGATAAAACATTTTAGTGTTTACCATATTTAATTGTTTTGATTGTGGCGTCCCAACATGCTCGACAATCTTTGCATTCGTTGTTTTGTTTAGCAGCTGGGCAGGTTGCGCCGGCGTCAACAACCTCGGAGCTGTTGGGCCACGATTCAGGCGCCCGCTGGTTTATCATGGGCGCACTAAAACGTATGACTAAATTGTCTGGCTTGCTGTCAAGATGGTTCTTGACCCAGGCTTCTCGAGTCGGTAACCAATGACGCTTTGCTGGCGTTAGTCTACAGACTTCATAAATTTTTTTAAGATGATCTAAATCCTGAACGTCACCACTGTCATGCCAGCGGAACACGTCGGGCTTTTTGCTGTTGATCAGGTGAGTCATTGCTTCAACCCAGCGTGGACCTGTAATTGCTTTCAGTCTTCTGTACTGTGCATCCTGAACAACTTTAAAAACATAACAACCTTTTAGAGCGTAGCAATCCGCGCAAACTGATTTTGGAATTAACCTGAGCTTGCCGCCCGTCTTGCATTCCTTTGCAGGTAGACCTATTGACCAGCCCGGCATTTTTGACGGCTTCGACAGCGACCCTCCAATAATTTTTAATGCTTCACTCGTTTTCATTTTTTTCATCCTCTTCTTCTTGAATGTCATGATCAATAACTTCATAATCATAACCCTCAGGCAAGCCGCTCACTTCAGTGACACAGCCAGCGTTTACTTCTATTTTAATTGTTTTCATAAATCTTTCTCCTTTATTGTATAGGATTCAATAACATTATAATTTTGTCTTGTCAACTGTAACGCTTGACGCTTGCAGCTTGCGGCTTGTTGCTTGTAGCCATTAGCCTCTAGCCAGCGCCAGTGGTGAATAAATATTGCCGGGTTTTCAATTCTTCTACTCATAATTCCTTTCTTAGGACCAGTTGTCTCGTGGCAAGCATCTCCCTTTACAGGTCAAACGATGGCTGGACATTCCAACGCCATTCGACACGACAACTGATCCCAGGTCCAATATTGGATCTCATTCCCAACACGTCATACCCACATATATATGGAGCCCGCCACATTGGACCAGGGATCAGTTCTGGTTGTTTCGACATTATCCCCGCGGTCTTGCCAATACAACCAGAAGTTGTCCCAAAAACCAGAAGCCTAGAGGTACATTTAAACCCAGAGGCTTAGAGTTCTTAATCCTATATAAACCTTGACAATCCCTTTGTCAAGTGATAAAAAACATTTATGCAAAAAATAATTAACAAAGAAAGAGGTAGCATGACTAAAGAAAAAAGAATGACACTTAACTCTGAAAAGAGAAAAGTGATTGCTGACCAATTTCAATCTTTTTACGAAGATAAAGTAAAAGACAAATTGGTACAAGCAAAAGAACAATATGATCTTATGCGTGAAAAAGCAAAAGAGAAGATTGAACAAGTTGTAAGGTTTCATCAACCACAGGAAGATGTTGATACAATCAGATCAATGATCTCAAAATACAATAGAGCCGGTGGCGAATTGTATGAAGATAATTGTTTCTACGTTCAAAGACCAATTAAAAAAGTTGATGATGAGGGTAGAGAATATGACACAAATGATGAAGTCCACGTTAGATTTGGTATGGGTAGAAACTTTGCCAGAGCATATTATCGTGATGAAATAAAAGCAAAAGGATTAAATCCTGATTTTAAATTGTCTATTGATAATGACTATTCAAAAAGAAATCCAAAATATTACAATGATGAAAGTGCATGTAATAGATTTTTAGGTTTCAATACATCTTCAAATGATGACAAGTCTATTACTACACCATATCAAAAGTGGGAAAATGATTTCAAACTTTGGACTATTGGTAGTTCTTATTGTCATTCAAGACAATTCAAAGCTGATGAAAATACTTTAGAATGTTTTAAGATGTATCGTGCTAGTGCCGACAATGTAATTAAAGAACATGAAAGCATGTATTCTTATGTTGAGGGTAAGATGAAAACTTTAAGATTAGGTTTAAAGTCTTACAGATTTTACGATCAAGCAAAAGCACTCGCTGATAAAATTGGAGTTGTTTTAAATGAAACAATGATGAATGAAAGTAGTTCTTTGGCTTTATCAATCTATAGTCCAGATAATTTAGCTAGTCTTTTAGAAGATAAAGAGGTCTTAACTAGAGATCAAAAGATTGCTATTGCAAGACAACAAATGCAACAAAGTGTAAATTAACATTTGACATATTAGGGACTATCCTTTATAGTCCCTAATATAATTAGAAAGGATATATGACTAAAACATTTTACATAACTTATTGGGCTTCTAAACATAAGAAGCACATAACAAGACAAGGAAAGCACGACGAAAAAAGTAGATATGGTACAACTAAAAAAGGTGTGCCTTATTATGTTTATTATGACTTAGATAGTCATGGATATAGAACGGCAACAACAAGTTGGAAAGTGAGGCACTAATGAGCGACTATAATTGGTGCCATGGTCCTAAGTGTCATAAGTCTCACACTCAGGACCGAATAAGAGGTGTCAAAGGCTCAAAGGTTTTGAGGACCAGAAAAATTGCAACTAACAAATGGAACGCAAATAATTGTTGGTCACATTTTTGTAGTCAGGGTTGTTATACTGATTTTCTTTACGAACATTGGCAAGAGTTCATTGCATTGCACCCTAGGACCGAGTGCCTTGAAACACCAATAGAAGTAGAGGTAGAAACTAGACAAGACTATTATGGTCATGCCTATAAAACAAAAGTAATAAAAGAGGTTGACAATAACACCAATCCATGAGATTATAGGACATGACAAAAACAAACATAGAAAGAACAGAAGAAAGAAAGAATAGATTCACAGGTGAATCTATTATGCTAACTAAAGAAGAGGCTAACAAACATGACGCAATCTTTATCAATGAATTAGCCGCAACTTTAGAAGATAAAGAACGTGATGACGTTGGCATATCTAAGTTATGGGAATTAGTAAGACGTGACTTAGATTGGTTTAGACAACACAATGCCAAAGCTTACATGGTCTTATTAGATTAACTCCTTACCCCTGGCCCGGTACTGTAGGATAACAGCGGGCCAGGGGTCCCGAACCAAATCTCAATTACAGGTTGTGCCGCGACCCTATCCCCCCTTTTACACAAAAGGGGTCCCACTACTCTAGGTTGTATTGCTTGATTTACAGAGTTTTAGCTGGTAAAAACATGTTGAACATCCTAAATGTGATGCAAAAAATTTTTTAAAAAATTTTTATGGAATTGAATAATATAGATATAAGTAAACTACCTGCAGACGTACGTAGAAGATTTAAACAGCTGCAAGTCATGCACGCTGAAAAAAAGAT